TCTGCCTGGAAGACGAGCATATAGTTAAAAGTACCAGAGATACCAAGAGGCATAGCATCGGAGAAAGAACCTTGACCGAAAGGATAGACGAGGAATACTGCACTCGCGGCAGCGACTGGAGCAGAATATGCTACACAGATCCATGGACGCATACCTAAACGGTATGACAGTTCCCATTCACGTCCCATATAAGCATAGATGCCGATCAGGAAGTGGAAGACTACCAATTGGAAAGGACCACCATTGTAAAGCCATTCATCCAAGGATGCTGCTTCCCAAATGGGGTAGAAGTGAAGACCGATTGCGTTTGAAGATGGAACTACAGCACCAGAGATGATGTTGTTACCGTACATGAGTGAACCAGCAACGGGTTCACGGATACCGTCAATGTCCACGGGGGGAGCAGCGACGAATGCGACGATGAAACAGATGGTTGCCGCCAACAGTGTTGGGATCATCAGCACGCCAAACCAACCGACATACAGACGGTTGTTAGTTGATGTTACCCACTCGCAGAATGATTCCCACGAGGAAGTAGATTGTTGTCTTGAAAGAGTTGAAGCCATTGTATTTGAAAAAAGTAAGACCATCAGGGTAATGGTGGAGTTACTATTCCCTCTGCACCCTTAGCAGAGGTATTAGAGACGTTGTTTATACACCCTATAGGTCTCGGTTTGAGGGGTGTTACGAACGGTTAAGAAATGTTTTGGTTTCTTAACCAACTGACTTATTTATAATAACAGGAAACCCTAGATCTGTCAACCTTTTTGCGTAGGTAAATGTGCTTATCTTTAAAGGTCTCCAAATTTATCTCGCATATCTTCCATTGCTTTTTTCTTCTCGGCGTAAATACCATCAATGTATCCAGCACGGTACTCCCATGTCTGCCCACCCTCTGTTCCTTTTACTGGGTTAATACATTGATTGTCGCCTAATTTATTGCAAACGAGACCAGCAAGGTCTAGTTCACTTCTATCATAGGATGCAGCTGTGCCTCTAAACATATGCTTGCCGTTAATCCAAGTAGCACCACATTTAGGACATTCTTTTCTCTCTAGTTTGAGATCCGACAGTTCCTTATCGTTGGTCATAGTTTTAATTTCGTATAGTTTTTAAGAGGAAAATATAATCTTGCCTAATAGTCTTATAGCATCAAGATGCTTTTTTCCCCAGGGAATGGTATGCCAACATGTGGAACCATCATCTTTTAAGATCCAGACATTAATTGATCTCATAAAAAAATACCCATAATGGGTATTTAGGTAGAATTTATATGATTTTATAAGTATATGTTGATATGATATTAAATGCCCTGAGTGGCAGGAACCATCATACCACCACCACCTTGATCGTCATCATCAACATCAATATCAGATAAGACTGCATTAATAATAAAAAGAATTACCAGACCCGATGCTAATACTAACATTTACCATACTCCTGGAATGATTTGTCCTGTTGATGCATATGCACCCATTGCTGCAATGACTCCGATCATTGCTGCCCAACCATTAATACGTTCTGCGTTTTCGTTCATGAGTTTTCTCCGAGTGTAAGATAGAATTTAGTTTGATCTGTTGATGCATTCTCATAAAATGAGATATCACCATAAGTTTTGTGGTCTTTGTATCCAACCATACGACCTTTCGTATTTTGGATAGCTCCCATCATAGCAATGATGAGAAAGATTGCAGGTGGTCCAATGATAAGAGCACCACCGATCACATAATATGTGAGGACTTCAAGTAGAGAGGGTTCCATTCAGTTCCAAAGTTTTGTTGTAAATAATTACTCTACCATTATCATGAGTGAATACTAATTCGTCATGATGACCCCAGCAGAGTTCTTCATAGAGGGCATTCAACCGCTCCATGTCTTCATAGAGTTGATTGGGGTTAGTCATTAATAGTCAAGGGTCTCCTTAATCAGAATCCAAATGCACCGAAGAAGAAAACACTGCCACTAAAAGCGTATGAGACTACTGCCGAAACAAATCCTAGCATAGCAACACGACCGTTCAACTTCTCGGCACGTTCAGCATAGGTCTCAATACCATATCTGTCAAGTGCTTCCTTTGTCATATACATGGTAGGTTCTGTGGCATACATGTTTGTGCGTCCACCATCCTCAGTTGTTACAGTCATGTTACGTTCCGTAATGTTTCTTTACATAGTATATAGCAAATCTTAAATCTTGTCAAGCCCCTATATCAGTCAAATTTCACAAAGAATGTAACGGTAACTACTTCTAGCTGAGTAATGTTAGCATATGATACCCTAAAGTTTACTCTATCTCCTGATGTAAATGCAATGGGAGAACTACTCCAGTCTTCAATAACAGAAAAATTCTGTGCTGAATTACTTCCATTCATTTCCAACGTATTAGTTGTATTAGTTGTGTCACCATTAATTGACAATGCTAGACGGAAAGATTGAATTTGATTTTCAGAATGAACTGAAGCGGCATATACTTTACCAGCATAAGGCATTACAGCACCCTCGGTGTTGTCTGTTCCTCCTTGAAACTCAGACCCACCAAAGACCATCGTAGAGTTTACAGCAGGCAATCCAATTCTACCATTAATACCACAAGTAAATGCCATTGCAAGACCACCTAGGACCCCTGCAGACGATGTAGTACCTGCCCATCCATCAGTTGATGTAGTAGTACCAGTTACTGCTGCTCCAGTAGAAGTTGTATTTAAGTATGCTGATGTAAGTCCTGAAGAACCAGTTGACAAATATGTTGATGCAATATCTCCACTGACATCAATACCACTACTAGTAGTTTCAAATCTTGGTGTTCCTGAATATCTAAGTTCTACACTTCCGCCCTGAGTACATGTAATATAAGGATCACCGAGTCCTTGCTTAGCTCTAATAAGTAATTTATCAGTTTGAATAGTTGATGCTGCAGGCGAATTACTATGATAGATCGTAAGTTCCTGAGATGTCCCCATCCTAACAGCATTTGTAGCAGGAGAACTATTATTATATCCTATATTTACTTGATCTAAAGTTAATGTTGAAGTAGTAAGTGACGTTCCATCAAGAACTGTAGGTTCACTGGCATCATTAAAGGTAATATTTTTTCCTACAGGAATATTAATCCCCTCCGTTGCAAGGAATGGTCCTAATGCGTCCTTACTTAATACTTCGTCTGCTCTTAGTCTTGACATTTAATTACCACGTAGCGATTGCAACTCTCTTCCATGTATCTGTGCCAACGCAAACATAAAGATAGTTTGCATCCCAACAAATCTCCCCTTCAGTACCAGTATCACTAGCAGAAGCAATAGTTCTGGCACCTGTCACTGTTAATTTTTTACCCGTGGGAATAGTAAGACCTTCAACCGCAGAGACGGCACCAGTCTCTGTAAAGTTACAGATTTCATCTACTTTAATTCTGGACATGATTTTTGATTATTTATCGTGGGTATAGTTGACCGGAAGAAGGTCTTCTAGTATGAAATGCTTCTGCTGCTGTATCGTAAAGACCACCACTAGGAAACCTAGAAAGTATAAAGTTTTTTGGAACATAAGGTCCGATTGGATTTTCTCCAAATATAAATGTAGGAGCAACAAAAGCAGTATTTGTTGTTGGTAGACCACCACTGAAACCAAAATCAACTGCTCCCGCAGCAGGAGCAAGTGAAAGTGTATGTGATACTGGTGTATAAGGCATTAGGTTGTCCTCGCGAGAAGTAAGAGACCCATACTAGAGCTGTTATCAAGATCATCCAGAGAGTTTTGGTTGGTTTGCCATGCTGCTCTGATCACTTCATAAACCTCAGATGCACTGATAGTAATCGTATCTCCTGGTCTAAAGTTAGTTAAACCTGGAGATGTAGAAACCTGAAGTAATACAAAATCATCAGGTAAAGTATAAGGAACTGGCATCATCTTTCTAGACAATGGAATTCCTTTCATGGGACGATAGTAATCTGCAGATGCACTTACAGTGTATCCAGCATAATTGTCATAGGTAGCATCTCTAAAGTATGGTGTTGCTTGGGTACTAAAGTTATTGTTGGTATCAATATTACATGAATATTCATCTGCATAATCGTCCTGGTAGTAATCAGTGGAGTCTCTATAGTATCCATAAAAAGCTTCTCTAGCTAATGTCTGACTGTCTGTAGGTTCATCACCCGCACCCTGCCCATAATACTTATATCCAGGAGTGATAAAGTTATTATATAAAGTCCTACCGCTGCTGGTCCAATTACCAACACAACCCATCCAAACATGATCTAAATCAAAGATATTTGAACCAATTTGATCTCCTTTGATTAGGTAGAATGTTCCATATTGGTGATCAATCTCATTAATAGTCTGCACAAATTGAATTATGGCAAAGTTACCATCTTGAGGAGACTGTGCGTTATAAGAATAAATCTTTAAAGGATATGCTGTGGGAGTAGTGCTTGTAGCAAACTCAATGGTTGTCCAGTGATTTGAAGAATTAGTAACTCCTTGGTAACTAGCTTGATAATCTAAACCCGCTCTACCTGTATGGAATCCATAATCATCTCCATTACTATTTCCACCTGTTGTTCCCTTACGGTTCAACCAATGCATGAATGAACCAGAAGAAATCCACATAGTGTGAGGATCAGCATCAGTATGAATTCCAAATGTATAGTATGAAGTACCGTATTTTTTAGTAGCATCATTTTCTAGTTTTATTGTACCAAAGTAACCATTATCAGATTTTTGGAAGAAGTTAGGTCCAGCACCAAGAGTAGTAGTTACAATTTCTAATTTAGCATCAAAAGCATCAGTGACAGTTTGATCTGCAGCAACACCAAAATCAACATCGTTATCAGGACTAACTCCCCCAATCTGATCACCAGGAACTGTAAATACTTCTCCAGTAGTCCATCCTTCTGCAACATTCATAATGGTGACACCGTAAAGCTTGCCGCCGTTGTAGTAAGGATATGAGTCCGAAAAACCCACATAGAATCTAAGATCTAATGCCCCTCTACCACCAGATGCAGGAACAGTATAGTCAAAATGAACATATGGTTCACCACTGCTTCCGTTGACGCGGGTATTTGCATGAAGAATAATATTTCCTGCCATACCAGGAGTGGTATTATTGGCATAGATATATTTCTGCATACTATTCTCTTCATACTCATTAGCATTAAAATCAGGAAATCTGAGTTCAGTAGGCAAGTATGAATTTAATTCAGTTTGGCGATAGTATAGTGTATCCAACCTCAATCCATTCTGATTTGCACCACCATCAAGATCAAGCGTTGGTGGATTTAACTCATTACCAGTGAAATCATCTGGCCAGGAGACGTGACTAGTACTATATGGTCTATAATTACCACCTGCTTCTGTGTATTGTCTTAAAAGTTTATCTGAAGCATAGTCATCTGTATTTGAACACAATGTAAATTTCTGACCAAGTGATCCAGAAATTCTATCAACTGTAAATGTTGCATCACCATTACCAGTAGTAATTGTGATAACATCACCCCTAATATATCCAGTTCCTGAAGTATTAATTGTAGCGGTCTCCAAAATACCAGCACTTGAGGTAAAGTCAATCGTCAACCCTGTACCAGATCCACCAGTAGTAGCAACATCAGTTCCAGTTACCCCATAACCTGTGCCCGCATTGGTCAAAGTAGTATGAGTAGGAATACCAGGAGTCCTATTATAAAAATAAATCTGGTCACCACACAATACATTAATATCATTGTTATCAGCAACACTAGAAAATGCCTGGACAAGAGGAGCTTGTCTATTAGGGTTCATGGCAGAAATTGCAATTTCTGTTGCACCATTAGCATCTGATAAAGTTGCTGCAAGTTTAAAAGTATCGTTATCTACTTTGATAATATAATATGTTGTACCAAATGTCAGTTCGGGGATAGCAGCAAGAGGATCCGTTGGTGCATAAGTAGTATAACCCCAAACAACAGCATCACCAGTGCTAAATTGATGGTTTGCCGTAGTAAATGTATTGGTAGTTTCATCAACTTCAACTGAATCAATAAAAAGTTTCCTTAAAACTCTATATGCAGTAGTACCATTTGCATGTACATCATAGTACACATTCTGTCGTGTCCGAAATGGCGCTTGACCATAAGCATTGTGATAAGAGCTGTCAAATCCAGTTTGTAAATAATTGCCGGTGGGGCGGGCAGCATCACCATCATGCGATCGTACACTCTGAGGAACTCCATCCTGTTGAGTACCTGAGTTCCATCCTAAATCACCAAAGACTTCTTCCAGAGCATCCATAACGTGCCCTGCATTCCATCCAGTGTTTCCATTATTAACTTGAACTGTGTTTTTTAAAACTGACATTTTATGCCTCTAATCTAATTGCGGTAAGGGTTACGTTAATGGTTGCTGCAGCACCAGAACGATTGGTAACTGCAAGATATACTGTATCTGTCGCGCTAGGCGAATCATTGTTATAACCAAAAGCAGCAGGTGCCATCCTAACTACTCCTGATCCTCTGGATTCAGCGATGACTCCTGACCCAGTGCCAGGATCATTTCCTTCACTTCGGGTAGCATCTGCTGTTCTAGCAGCAGCATCAGTATAGACTCGCACCCATGCATCAGCATCAGTTTCAATTTTAAGCAAAGTATATGCTTTGTATGCTGTTATATTTAGGTCTCCTGTAATATTATCTGCCAGTGAGGATGTAGTTCCGGTGAAACTTTGACGTGCCTGAAGACCCACAGATCCACCAGCAGCAACAGTGACAACTCCACCAGCATCAATAGAAAGACCTGCGCCAATTTTAATACCACCCAAGGTGGCGGCGGCAGCGATTGGTAATACATATCCTCCAGCGGCAGCTGCGATATTACCATTAGAATCTACAGTAATAGTAGTACCGTCAGGGATAACCCCACCCAGTGCTGATGTTGTAGCAGCGGGTAATGAATATGCAGCTGGAACAGATGGTTTATTAAGAATCTGTGCTAACCCAGTAGTAGCATTCCAATCCGATTGAACTGGTGCTGTACTAGAAATGGTTGCTGCTTTATTAACAGAGTCCCATGAGATATTAGTACCACCAGCACCAGAAAACTCAATCTGATCTGTTGTTCCTACAGAGGGATCAAGGTTCAGGAAGACATTATTTGATGTGGTGTTAGTACCGTAAAGATCATACAAGATTGCAGATCCACCACCGCCGCCACCAGAGGAGAGAACCGTGATGGTTCCAACCATATTAGAGTGAGCACTACACTGGTAGTAATATGTCCCAGCAACTGTAGGTGTCCAAGAAACTGTAGCAGTTCCTTCTCCAGAAGCAGCAGGATTGTTTACGCTAGAACCACCATTCGCAACCCTAATATACATTGGGTGCCCTACATATGTGGCAGTATTATCAAAGGTAATTGTATCACCAGCATAAAGAGTGATTGAAGGATCAGCATCACCACTGAAAGTGTTACTGCGATCTGATCCAGTGAACAGATAATCTCCAGATTGAGAAGCAGTAGTAATATTATATGTGGTAGGAGTAGTTCCTACTTGAGCATTGATAACTTTACTACTGGTATCATATGTGAAAGAGATACCCAACTGAGTACCATTAAGAAGTGCCTGTGCAGCAGCATCCTTGGCTTCACTATCACTATAGGATGAACCTCCTCCAGATCCAGCACCTTGCCTCAGAGTAATTGTATTCTCGTCTGTTCTCTCAACAGTAAGACCATCAGCACCAGCGAATACAATATCATCAGTAGATGGTGTGCTATAAACATTTCCACTAGCAGTATAATGTGTACCAGTTAATCTAAGTTTTACTGTATTGCCTAATCCTGTCTCAGAAGAAATGGCATACTTTTTAGAACTGAATGTTAACGTATCATTTGAGGCAAAAATTCGTGTTTCGCCATAGTAATTTTCAGCAAATTGAACTGTATCTGTAGTAGTATCAGATCCAGTTAGAGTTAATGTCCTATTACCATCAAAACTTAAAGTATATGTGGTGTTAGTATCCTGCTGAATGTCAGTATATCTTGCAACTCTATACCATGAGTTACCAGCAGCATAATAGAGTTGGTTATCATCATCATTAAAAGCGATTGCTCCTTCGTATGTCGTGGCACTTGGGAAACTTCCCTGCTGATCATACCAAAATGGAATCTTACTCGCTGTTTGTGTAGCAGTAGTAATACTATTAACACCTGTTAGATTGCTATTAGTATCTACAACTAGTGTAGAATCTGAAAGAACTGTTCCATTTACCCCATCAAACAATGCGATAGCATTATCTGTTGTTGTACTAGGAGCACCTACAGTTCCTGATAATGAAGTAGAGAATGTTACTGTATTATTATTTCTAGTAATGGTAATATTACTACCACCTTTCAAGATCAATGAATCAGAACTACTATCAGATCCTGTCAGCGTAGCACTGGCACCATCTACCTCATTAGCAAAAATTAAATCATATGTAGTATTAGTATCTGTTCCAGTGAATGTAATAACACCAGCATTTTCTGCCAGGGTTACACCTCCAGCACCTGTGAAGGTAACTTGATCCTGCTGTCCTGTAGCATCTCCAGTACCGGTGAGTCTCAACTTAACATCATTTACAGCAGCATTAACTGATGAAAATGCATATGCACTATTAGTATCAGTGAATGTAATCCACTTTAATCCAGAACCAGTGGATGCTAAAATTTGATTATTAAGTCCAAGACCATCCGACAAAGTAATTGTCGCACCATTCAAATCAAGGGTTTCCCCCGTTGAAATTTTCGCTCCTTCAGCAAAAATAACTTTATCGTTATTCGCTAAATTTACTAGTTCGTCAACTAATAGTCGTGACATTACATGTCCTTTATACTTTCCTTCAAAGTATTTATAAATCTATTAAGGGACGTAAGAATACCATCCAGTAGCAAGATACTTATATTGTGTTTGACTGATCACACCATGATGATAGTGTGTCCATGAAGTAGGCCAAAATACTGCTCTTCCTTGAACAGCATCAGTAATCAAATTATGCTGAGGAAACTTAGTGCCACCATCATCAGTAACCGTATTAAGATAAATCATCCATACCACGACACGATGGCAAGTATTCTTGTGTCCTGCCTCACAGTGTGGTTGTGGGTATCCACCACCAGGAAGATACTTCTGGAGATTATATCTATTCTCCAATCCCCAGAACCCTATTTCATTCAACTCAGGGTTTTTAATTTTATAATCTTCATAACATTTACATAGAGCACCATGTATCATGGTATCTACTTCAGTTTGATTTTGAAATCTATTGTGTATGTCCCAACTATCTTTCATTGAAAGATTAACACCAGCACCGATCTCCCCACGCTTTATTCCAGAAAAGTTATCAATATAACTGATGATACTATCACATTGATCTGGTGACAAAGCATTATCATATAGTTCAATAAAATTATTCATAAAAAAGGTGGCATTAATGCCACCTATAGAGGGTTTTACATGCCGCGCCACCAATTCTTTAACTGGAAATTGGAAACCAGTACATCATGAAAATGTAATTACATCTTGACCCGCAGCACCAGGCATAGGTACTTCTCCGGCAGCATAAGTAGCAGCACTATCTAAATTGAAATTGATATTGTCACCAATATATCCATCATATAGATCAGAATTAGATGAAGGAAACTGAGGTTCATTGCTACCAACAAAGGAACGTTTCATGTCTTCAATATCTTCAATGATGTTAAGAAGTTTACGAAGTTTAATAGCAGAAGCAGTGCCAGTTACAGAACCAAGAGCAGAACGAAGTTCTTTCTCAGCAGTATCAAGGCGTTCATAGGTAGTCATAGTGTTTGTAAATTCAGGAGGTTTTGCAGGAACAAATTTAGTTTGGTTATTGAACTTAAAAGGAGTGTTGTTTAACGACATTATTTTTTACATAGCAGGGTACGCCGTCAGGATCTAACCATTTGGTATATTCAAAATCTTCCATCGCTGTAGTCATCTGCATTACATTATCACACAGGTACATATCTTTGTAACGCTTAGTCCAAGGATCTGCTTTCTGAATGCGAAAGTCTGGTTTACCATTGATTTCTAGTACACCAGACTCAATATAACGATAGGGGAAACGCTCAAGAAGAACTTTCATAATCATGATGACTTACTGAATAATAATAGCAGGGGAAGCAGGAGTTGTCAAGGGTCAACCCAGATTTGTATGGAACACCGTGGGTATTCAGTGAGAGCAGAAACTGGTGTGACCATGTGTTCCTGATGAGAATCATTGATCACCATCATATTACGTTTGGGAACAATTGCTTTCATAATTAATGGATCGCCGTCATCCCAAATAAAAATACCACCGTGGTTTTTATCCCAAATATGATTCAAATATATTGTAGCACCATATCCATGCTGACCATCATTGTGACTAGCAATACCAGCATTCTGTAACCAAACATAATATTGCATATCATACTTAGATCCCGCAGGAAAATATTTTGATATAGATTTAATTATTTTGTTTTTAGTTTCTTCAGGAACATATGTGTGAATAGAATCTCCAGTAATTCCCTTTTTAAGATTTGGATGCCACCTTAACATAGAAGACCCCCAACAACGTTCTTTCATTAGTTTATCTAATTCAGAAGAACATTTTTTTAAAAGATCTTCAGGGAAAACTTTATGATGAATTTGCATTAGATTAATAAATCAAGGTCTTTCTCCAATTGTGTCAGCACCACTTCATAGTCATCATCAGGGTCTCCGAACAGTTGCAGACCACGTATGTCATAAAACTCATAGATCTTCTTATAAATCTGTGGATATTCATCCTCAAGATTCACAACTCCGTCCACAGCATCATTAAGAATATCAATGTCCTCGGGGAACTTGCGAAGAATATTTTGTCTGTTCATTAGTATGTGTGAGATACACTACTAATTATACCATAAAAAATTTGAAGGTCAAAGAGAACTATGAATTAATTCTTTTTTATACTTATACCAAGGATGTTCGTACACTTTAGGTAAAGATCTTTTAGATTGATAACTTTGTTCATGTAGATCTTGGATTTGATGACTCATTGTATGAAGTAGACCTTTTATGTAAATAATCTCATCAGAAAGTTCTTTAATTTCGGCGTGAAGTTTTTCGTGTTTCATTAGTAAAAGTATACTAATGCTTGATGACGGGATTGAACCGCCGACCGCCTCGGTGTAAACGAGATGCTCTACCGCTGAGCTAATCAAGCATATGGGCAGGGTTGGATTTGAACCAACGTAGGCAGAGCCAGTGGATTTACAGTCCACCTCCATTAACCACTCGGACACCCACCCAAACTCCCAAGGCTGGATTTGAACCAGCGACCAGCCGATTAACAGTCGGCGGCTCTGCCACTGAGCTACTTGGGATTGTTTTGTTCTCTCTTGAGTTTAAAGTACAATTTATAGTATCTATTACACATTTCTCTAAGAATTTTATGGTCTTCAGTAAAACCAAGATTCTTAGTATGTGTACATGATCCTTCCATCTCACTAATAAGAAGAAGAATTTCAACTGGTTTCATAATGTAATGCCTCAAGAGAGGAAGCCCTCAGTAGGATTTGAACCAACGACCTACGCTTTACAAAAGCGTTGCTCTACCACTGAGCTATAAGGGCAAGGCGACTCAGGTGGGACTTGAACCTACGACCGACTGCTTAGAAGGCAGTTGCTCTATCCATCTGAGCTACTGAGTCATGTAATAATTATACCCTATGCAATTGATCTTGTCAATTATCCTTCCGTCTTGATTTTCACAAAGTTTGCAGCGAAAGCAATTCTCTTATCTTTAGTTGGAAATACATTATGATCCACAATTCCTGGAAACAATACCAACATACCATCTTTAGGTTGAATTTGCAATTTGTTTTCAAAAACTATAGGAGAACTTTTTTCAGTGATACTGATATAATAAACACAAGAAAAATCTGCAGGATAATGATTATGTTTATATGCACAGTCACCCTCAGAATACTTCATTGCCCAAAAATTTTGACACTCATAAAAAGTATGACTATCATTAAAGTAATCTTGATTGGCATCATAGATGACTGCAATAATTTTTTCAATCAAAAAATTAAAATCTTTTGTATCTTTCCTGGTATAAAATTCTGTTCTCCATGCATCAACATTAGTTCCTTGCTTCAAACCTTTTGGATTTAATTTCTGATGATCATCAATGATACGGATAAGTTTTTCGTTTAATGACTGATGATCATCTATAATGGTTGTAAATACTGGAAGTTTTTTTACGACATTATAAGTTTCCATAATATGCTTCGTAATACTTAACTATACCTGAAGAAATTTTATGCCCTTGTGACACCCAATCATGAGCACAGGCGTATATGGACTCACAGGTGTATTTGGATTTTCGGGTGGTGTCAAGTTCACCACCATACTTTTCAAGGAGGATACTCAGAACTTCCTGCCTGAGTTTCAACCTGTCCTCACTATAGCGCCAATCTTCGCTCATGCCAACACCATTTTTTTTGTGTAGTCAAATGCATATAGTTCACGGTTACCTTTAATACCCCACCCTAACCAGTAGTATGCAGGAACCATATACTGACTCACAGTTCGTCCACTACCCTCAAACTCAGGAAGATAGCGTTGGAAGGTAGATTCATTAATCATGTAACGAGTTTGACCCTTAAGTGTACTGGGATCACAACCAAATTTATCACAGAACCTACCAAGGTTATCATAACGTCCTATTGATGTCCACTGGATGAGACCATAACCGCCACTACGACACTCACTATAAGACACTCTAGCACCACCCTCACAAATGTCGGGAGTAAAATTAGATTCTTGTTTGATGTTCCCCATGATTGTAGCAAGGGCATTCTTGTCCTTGATTCTAGTGTTTTCTTGGAGTTCTTCAAGGACATACTGTTCTTCAGGGGAACATGATGGACACTTCCAGGATGGAAATGACACTACTTCAATAGGTGTAATATTATCACGAAGTCCTGTGCCCACAATCTTGCTATTGGGCAGTAGGAATGGTGTTGCAGCTACTGCTGTTGCTGCTAACAACACGGAATACATAAGATTTCTCATCAGTGTTCATACCAACATACCATGTATATAGAGAGTTGTCAACCCTAAAATAAATACCTATAATACAGAGGCACTAAGGTCTTACCATGAGATTAAACGAAGTAGACGTGGCACGTCTGATTACTGCTTGCAACATGTACAAAGAAAAAACTGGTTCTGAATATATGTGGGACGAGTATACTGAACTTGTAGAAAAATTAGAAAGATTATGCGAACAAGGATACTGTTCAATCACTAGTGATTGAGTGTGTAAGTCCAAACAAAAACAATATTCACACAAAATTAAATACCTAGATAATGTAGTTGCACACAAGTTTGTGAAAGTCTTAATTACATTTTTTATTGCCCTATTTTTTGCTGCTCCTACATGGGCAGTAGATGTATCAATGGGTGCTAATGGCAACCTAGCATTCTCACCGAATGAGATCACAATCTCTGCAGGTGATACGGTTCATTTTATCAATGAATCATTACCTCCTCATAATATTATTGTTGAGGCACGTCCTGATCTTTCTAGAGAAGCACTATTGTTTGCTCCAGGAGAATCACAAGACGTTGTATTTGCTGACGTAGGAGATTATAATTTCTTCTGCGGTCCTCATCAGGGAGCAGGTATGACTGGCATTGTACATGTTGAGTAAGGATTACATAACAAAAAAAGAATGCCAGGAGATGATTGATGATGCCATACGAAAACATAATCGTAATGCTGGAATTATCTCTATGTGTGTTGGTTGGGTTGTTCTCGCACTTTTTGCTGAGGGTCTTCTTAGACTCATTGGAATAATTCCCCCACTATTACCTTGGTTAAAGATAACACTATGATGAGCGGACTATTTGTATTTGCATTTATTACACTAATGGTAATTACCATGGAGATAACATGGTCGGTAAAAAATAAAGGAAGATTAAAATGAAAGTTGGAATGATTGGATTGGGTCGTGCGGGTGAGGCAATGTCTCGCCGTATGATTAAAGGAGGACATGAAGTTTGGGGTTATAGAAATAACTACGAGAAAGCATCTGAACAGTATGAAGCAGGTTATATCAGTGGATGTGCAACTTCATTAAAGTATCTTGTTCGCGCAGTTAAAACTGACGGCAAAAAATATACTAGTGCTGGTTTAGTTCCTGGTATCTTTCAACTTGCTATCCCTAAAGAATCAATCAGTGAAGTGATGGATGAGTTACTAAAGTTTTGTAGCGAAGGTGATATCATTATCAATTGCTCTAATTGCGATACTAAAGATAATATGGCATGGTCGGAATACTTACTGAAATTAGGTGTACAGTACATTGATGCTGGCATTGTTGGTGGTATTTCTGGTCTGGAGCATGGCTACAGTCTCGTGGTTACTGGTGGGAAGTATGCAGTTGATACATGCCGCACAATCTTTGATGCTATCTCAACTGGTATTAGACCTTCCAGCATCAAAAATGATTATGTAATGTATCCTCAAGATTATGGTTGGATTTATAGAAACTGGTAAAATACAATGACCTTAGCACATGTCCTACTTTTCGGATCACTACCCTTTATATGTGCCACCATATATTTCGGGAACAGAAAAGGTGAGAATAACTATTATGAAACCGACGCCTACTCAGGAAATGGAACAGCGCATTAGAATGAGATTTGCTTTTGCAATGTCATCGTTCGGTAGAATGTTTTTACCTCATGGTATAACACCAGGAATGAGAGCATTCTGTAATGAGTGGTCTCAAATTGAAGAACAACCACCTCAAGGTGATTTGTATAAGGTAGATCGTTACTTCTTAGACTTATGGAAAAAAAGAAATGAACCTCAAGAAACAAATTAAAAAATTAAAGGAGGAAAACCTTAAATTGAAATTAGAAAATATAAAATTGCGTATCAAAATTCAAGGATTATCATATAATGACTGGATTCACCCAAGATCTTGTTTACACAATGATGATCCATGGGATCATTTAGCAGGTTAAAATGAATCACATTATCTTTCTTAGTTTAATTTTATTTTCCAGCATAGTAATAAGTATATCATTAAGTTTAAACTATGCATATCAAGCACCTACTCACATAATCTAAATATCACACAAGTAATTATCACATGAAAATTTTTCTAGACACAGCTGATCTGAACGAAATTAAAAAAGCAACACGCACTGGATTAGTTGATGGTGTTACAACTAATCCCACATTAATTAAACGAAGTGGTAGAACTCTTATTGACGTTGCTAAGGAATTAATTGCCGACTATCCTCAATTTGAAAGTGTGTCCTGTGAGGTAGTTGCCGAGACCGCTGAAGAAATGATTGAACAAGCTCAACAGTTTATTCAGTTAGCCAATAAAGCAATCACTATCAAACTACCATGTACTGTAGAAGGTTTGATTGCATGTAAAGCACTCTCTGTTCTTGGTGTTAAAACCAATGTGACTCTTGTGTTCTCTGTGGCACAAGCAATCATGGCAGCAAAGTCAGGTGCTACTTATATCTCACCTTTCGTAGGTCGCTGCAATGATAACTCATTCAGTGGTGTAGAACTTGTTCGTGCTATCAGTGGAACTTATTGTTCTCAAGGTGTAAGAACTCAAATTCTTGCAGCGTCATTGAGAGATGTTCATCATGTATCACGGTGTTTTGCTTATGGTGCCAGCGTTATTACAATGCCACCTAAAGTATTTTGGGCGATGTACGATCATGTACTTACCCGTGAAGGATTAGATCAATTTCAAAAAGATTGGGAAGACGTGCAATGATGCTACAGTTTGCTAGATTTTGTGGAACTGTATTAAACAACCCTTGGGGATGTGGACTACTGGCATGGTGCCTGGTCTTCGTCCCCATTATTGGTATGTGGGCAGTTCATAAATACAGTTGGCAGCACTGGGAACCTTTCCATAAAAAATAAGCATGGAAGCCGATTACACCGTCAATTTAAGAATAGAAGATATACGTCTATTACATCACTGTGTAATAAAAAGACTAGAAATGTGGGAAGGATCACCTGCTCGTCCAGCAGAAGAACAAGAACATTTATGGTATATGAGAAATTCTCTTTACCGAATGATTTTAGACTATCAATTTAATGAATCATGAATCCAGTAATTTTAATCGGTTGCTTCACCCCACTGGTTATCATTTTTATAGTAATGAAACTTGCGGTGTGGGTATCTGCAGTTAATTCAGAAAACTCTTATGTCGGAAAAGAACCTCTACGAAAACGAGGACCCTTCGTGGACAATCCATATGCGGACGTTGATGAAGAGGAAGAGGAATTTACAGATCGCACAGACTATAGATAATGCACTCCACCAATACTATGTTGTGGAGCAAGGAAAACCTGTTCCCAATTGGAGATATGTAAAAGATCAAGATTGGTGGATAGAATATTTAAAAGATTTAGGAATTGATCCGAGGAACCCATGAACTTTGAATTAGATATGGATGACTATGCAATCATCCTCAATGCATTACACTACTACAAGAAGGTTGAGAAACGAGGAAACTTCAAACAGTATAATGAAGACTGTATTAATATGTTAAGAGATAAGATGGCTTATCAACTAGTTCTCAGTGCAGATAGTATGAGATGAATTTATTATTAAGACCTCTAGATAATGCTAACGACCCTGTGTGGTCTGTAATTATTTGTGTGATACTTGCTGTTGCAGGAGCATTGTTTGTCGTTGTATACATATTACGACAAGCATTTGCAGAGTTAGAAAATGGGAGCAATGACACCCCCCAGCAGGAAGAGCTGCTACAACTTCCGAGTGATAAAGGTTAATCGTGTTGTTGACGGCGATACTATTGATGTCACCATTGATCTTGGGTTTGACTTATACAAGAAAGAAAGAGTTAGAGTTGCAGGCGTTGATACGCCAGAGAAAAGAACGAGAAATTTAGAGGAGAAAGCACTTGGAATTGACGCAACAAATTGGATTAAAGAGCATCTTAACTCAGCAATTGCTGGAGAAGAAGATCTTGTTATCAGAACTGAGCTTGTTGGTGGAGTGGGCAAATACGGCAGACTCCTTGGATGGCTTTACATCGGAGATGCTGAACTGTCAGTCAACGAGCAAATGATTGCAGAAGGATATGCTCACCCATATGATGGTGGCACTAAGAATATGGATCTTGAAGCACTAAGAAAAATTCGTAGATCACACGGAACATTAGTAGAGTAATTGTCTACCATGATACAGTTTTAGCATTTCAAAAAAACCTTATGCTAAATAAATATACATACCGCTTTGGTAAATCATATGAAAAGGTTTTTACCCTTCATAATGTTACTGATGACAGCACCAGCAGCGAATGCAGGTGCCCTTACTCATAAGTTATCTTCTAGTGTTCAGTTAACCGTTGATGCTGCTGCTACTAATGTCACAAGACTTGGTAGTAACTTCTCAATTTCAGGTAGCGGTGTAGATACTACTGACGGAACAACAGTTAATACAATTTCTACTGGTGCAATTACCAGTGGAATTTATGCCCCAGGCACAATTTCTGCTACTCAGGATAATCCTGGTAGTTCCTTTAGTTTCTCTCAGTCTTATACACAGGCAGATGCAATCCCAACCAGTGCAGTCACTGTTGGTGATGTAGCAAACTTTGGC